CCGAACTCTTAGAGGTGAAATCATGAACAATGAAACGTGGGAAGATGAGTTTGAAGATGGATGGTATGGTGATTTTGAAATTAGATCACAACATCCACCGTTTGATAGATGGCAGGATATAGAAAAGGTAAAGAAATTCATCCGCACCCAAATCACCAAAGCCTACGAGCAGGGAAAGATCGACGGAAAAGGAGCCTCAAAATGATAACCGATCCGAAAACGTGGTATGGGCTGGGTCTGGGCAAAAGCGCATATTGTGAAGATGGGGATATAAATATGCAACTTCTAAAAAAGCAGTCAGACCAGATGACCGAGTATTGCGAGTGGGTGAGGGATGGCGTTCAGTTTGCCAGTAGTTGCACAGTAAAGCGGTATGGGTATATTGATAAGTATTGCCCGTCGTGCGGCAAGCCAATCAAAATCAAAGGAGAGTAATCATGAAATGGATAAGCGTGAAAAAGAAGTTACCAGTTGTAGTCGCTAAAAATAGTGTCAGAAAGCAATATATTGTTAAATTATCACACGGAACTGTTTGCACGATGTTCTGTAACATACCAAAACATTCATCATGCGAAAGAATTAATTTTCCACCAGCGGTTACCCATTGGATGCCATTGCCAAAACCACCGAAGAAGGGAGAGTAATCATGCGCGTAAGAGCGATTAAAGATCAGGCGGGGATTAAGGTAGGTGAGATTGGTATAGCCGAGTATGGTTTTGTAAGATTTGCTAATTGCCATATTGCAATTCCTGACTGCAAAAAGTATCCAGAATGGTTTCAGATCATAAATGACCACGAACTCATCCTAAGCGAACTCGTCGAAGGTAAACACTATCGAAATTTGAGGACTGGGTACGAAGGAAAGTATGGCGTTCATAAAAATGGGCCTACGCTTTACACTGAATTATCGGATGGTATTATCAACCTCTTCGACCTCTTCGTGGAGGTCGCCGAGGAAAAGACGAATAAGGAATACTATGACGCAGTAAACGCACACATTGACAACATTAAAATGACGCACAATGCCAATCTCTCCGAGGAAAAGCCGCAGATGATGATTTGTCATAAACATCAATCATGTCAACAACTTGCATGTTCAATGAGGACTTTGCATGAAATAGATAATGAAAACACTATCAGGTGTTGTAATTATAATCCCATCCCCTACGTCGAGGAAAAGCCCGCACCGAAGGAGCCGAGCGAATTGGAAAGGTTATTTGACAAGCACATGGAATTTGGTGAAATGCCTGTTCCCGACGAGTTTCGCAAGGAATGGCGCCACTACTGGCACGTTACTGAGGCAATCCTCGAACACCTGATCGCAAAGGAGAGGGCATGAAAATAACCAAAGAATGGCTGAAAGAAAAAGGCGCGTGTTTGGATGGCACGGCGTGGTTTAACGCACAAACGGAAACCGACGCGGTGAAGGTTTTGGAAAAGCTGGTAGCTGAAAAAAAACTTGATTGGGGCAACTGGACGATCGTGCGAGTTATGAAAAGGAAACAGTATATCGCATACGCAATATATGCCGCTGAACAGGTTATTGATATTTATGAAAAGAAATATCCCAAAGACAAACGTCCACGACAGGCGATAGACGCGGCAAAAGCAGTGCTGTCAAACGATACGAAAGAAAATCGTGCCGCCGCCGATGCCGCCGCCCGTGCCGCCTGTGCCGCCGATGCCGCCTATGCCGCCTATGCCGCCTATGCCGCCGCCTATGCCGCCGCCTATGCCGCCCGTGCCGCCGCCGATGCCGCCGCCCGTGCCGCCTATGCCGCCCGTGCCGCCGCCGATGCCGCCGCCCGTGCCGCCTGTGCCGCCGATGCCGCCTATGCCGCCGCCTATGCCGCCCGTGCCGCCTGTGCCGCCGATGCCGCCTATGCCGCCGCCTATGCCGCCCGTGCCGCCGCCGATGCCGCCATGAAAAAGAAAATCGTCAAGCATGGGATTGAAATGTTAAAGGAGAATTCATGAACTGGTTAATGTGGGTTGGTGGTAACTTAGGAAAGGTGAGGTGATTATGGATATGAATAAAGAGATTTGTAGAGCGTCAGGATGTGAGGTTGTATGTCTGGAAAATTGTATTTTCGATGGCAAGGTTTCATGTGTTAAATACAACGCAATCCAATCCCTCCTCACCGCCGCCCGGGAGCAAGGTGTGATTGAAGGGACGAAGAACGAGAGGGCGAGGGTGCTGGGGCTGATGCCGCCGAGAAAGATTCCCGTTGGGGCATTTGGTAAGTATCACCAATATAATTCAGCCCTAACCGACTGGAAAGAGAGGATTGAGGGATGAAAATAGCACTTGCGCTTGTTTTGTTTTTAAGTACCAATGCCATTTCAAAAATGGTCGAAGAGGAAACTGTAACCACAACGATAGAGCAACATGTTGTATGTGATCTATGTGGAAAAAACGCATATGTATTTGATAAGTTTAAGAAAAAAGCAAAAGCAGTAATAAGATTCGATCTTGGACGTGAATATGACCTATGTTCTGAATGCGTTAGACCAATTTTGGATAAAGTTATGGCACAAAAGGATTGAGAGATGACCATAAACAAAATACTTTTCGATTTTCAGAAGGCGAGTAGAAAAAAAGGTGCTGACCTTAACCAGCTACGGAGAGAGTGCGTGGCATTGATGGAATCGGAGATCGTATCGGTGGAGAATAGACTGCGAGAAAAGAGGAATAGCGAGGTAGTCAATGGGTAAGGTTTATTGCGGGGATTGTGCGAGGTATAGACATGAAGGATTTTATGAAGGAATTTCAAAATGTTACACAGGGAAAAAAGAACATTTTAATTCATGGCACTCAAAAGGTACGATGCGGATTGAAAATAAACCACATGAGTTAAACGCTAACAACGACTGCCCGCACTTCAAGCCGTCCATCTGGTACCGTCTCAAACGATGGATTGGGGGTGGTGTGATTTTCTTGGCAGCGATGGGAACTGTTCCATCGGTTGGGTTTGGTGGCGAAATTGGCGAAGAAAACGTCACAAATGTTCAAAATGAATTTAATTATGGTAAATGTGTTTTGTGCGGAGAAGACGTTAAGTCGTATGATGAATGGGGCAAAAGAATCAGTACTGGCGAAGGAAAGAGCGTAAATCAATCCGTTGACGGTATGCCACTGCACAGAGAGTGCTTGATTAAATTTCTGAAAGGAGCGAGGTAGCCAATGGATAAGGGTTATTGTGGGGATTGTAAGAATATACTATGTTCGAGGGGAATTGCAATATTTGGACAACCTATATGCCCACACTTTCAGCCAACCCTCTGGTACCGTCTCAAAAGTTGGATAGGGAGGATTTGGAGATGAACAAACCTGACGACAAATTAAATCCGTGCGCCTGCGGCGGCGCCACGTTCTTTGTCATAGCGACAGCGCAAGGACTCTGGCGCGTTGAGTGCTCCGACTGTCATTTGAGGAGTATGTGGTATAAATCAGAGGCAGACGCATTGAAATTTTGGAATCATGAGAGGATTAAATGAAAGAAACCGTCGAGCGCGAGGTGGTGGTGCCAGTAAATATAACCTACGGCTGCCCTGTAATGTTGTCAATGGATAAATGCAATAATGGATATAAGTGCTTATCTTGCCCACTAATAGGATCACGGCTGGATTGGGGCGTACAATGCAAGTAACATGGATATGTCATGATTGTGGAATGGAACACGGTAGACCGCCTATAAGCATAAGCACATGGCACTATGGTAAGTTCGACGTATGCAAGGAAGAGAAGTCTGTCACCGAGGGTAGGGATTACGGGGTACGGGAGATCAGGAAATGAAAAAGAACTGGGAAGAATTGTTCAACAAGAAACTTGATACGAAAATTAAAGACGGGGGATTTATCGACGAAGGTTTCGAACTTGACTGCAACTGTAATGAATATGATTTTGAAAGAATAAAGGACTTTATCCGCACCCAGATCAGGGATGCGGTGAGGGAGTATGATAAAGTGGTATTCCCGTATGGGGATGATGGTGAACCCGATTGGCATGACAGAGAAAAAGCGTTAAAGGAAATTGAATGATTACGATTCCGATGTGGTGGTATGTTCTGCTGTGCGTATTCGCTTCGGCTCCAATCGTTAAAGCGATATTGATAATAGGCTTGATAATCTCAAAGGTGGTGAAATGAAATTCAAGTGTTCGGATTGCGGGACGGAAATATCAAGCGCGGAGGAGTTGGAATGAATAAAAAAGTTGATTCTGAAATATATCCACCTGATCTTGAAGATAAAATGTTTAAAGATTTAATTAAAACAGTTGAAGATGATAATTTCCACATTGGTCAATGTTACGACGAAATCCCATGCAAAACACTTTTTTGCATTAAATGTGGTTCGGATAAATTCATAGTTGGTGAGGGTGATTATTACACAGCAATAAAATGTCCAATATGTAAATACGAAATTTGCATACATAATGGTTAAAGGATCTAAAATGAAAAAACAAAAGTGGATGCCTGAACATGGTGATATGGTATGGTTTTTCTATGAGGTTGATTCAATTATAGCTGGTACATATAATGGTCATGCAAAACTTCCAATAGATTGTTTCCGTACCCGTTCCCTTGCCAGAGCTGCACTAAAGAAGATCAAGAAAGTATTAAAGGATTGTAGGCATGGGTAATAAGCAACTATGGGTATGTCTTGAATGTGGGATTAAATACGGTAAATCAAGTGTTAGAATAGGGTCTTGTATGATACAGACTTGTGCTATATGTGGTCGGCGTGAACCATGCGCGAAAGCTGAAGAATTTGGTATCAAGTGGATTAGGAAGGGATGGATTAAAAAGGAGAGAGTATGAGCAAAGAGGCAATTGACGCTGCCGTGATTGCATTTACTATTATTGGAAATTTGACGATATTGATATTACTAATTGAACATATTGATCATAGAAAAAGACAGCAGATGATTGATGCCGGTTATGAGTGGCAGGAATCGGGTTGGTTTAAGAAATCTCGTTCCTAAGCCGAATCATGTCAAATAGCTTGCCTGGACAAGTCTTATAGGCGTATTCCCTGTGGGGCAGGACGTTACAAGACGGGATCCCGAACCTACCCATAAACGCCTTGCATAGGTTGGCGGTCAGGAAATAGTGAGCATTAGAAGGTGCTACAATATCGAAATTTCCCACTATACAGATACCGATAGCCCGATCATTCATTCCCAGAGTATGCGCCCCTTGTAGGTCAAGTGGACGCCCTACCTGATAGACTATTGAGCCGTCCACTATCTCCAATCCTGCGTGGTAGCCACAATCTGCGAATTGCATTACGTTCTTGTGGTAATTTGTAATAGCTGACCAGTCATTAACATTGCCATCTTTTGTAAGGCTGTGATGAATAATTATATGGCTCCACTTTCTCGGATTTTTGAAATTTGCAATATACTCTTGGATGTCTATTAGTTCCATTATTAACCTCGGAGGTTTAAGTGTATTATATTGTCAAAAGAACGTGTATTCTTTGTAAGAATGTAAAAATGGTTAAATGTCCAGATTCACACGATATTGTTGATCGTATGTGTGACAGATGTGCAAGAAATAACAGACCAAGAATAAGGAAATTTAATAATAATGGATATGTTACATTTGCGCAAAAGTACGTCCACAGAATATTATGGGAAAAACATTATGGCAAAATACCTAATGGCTATGTTATTCATCACAAAAACAATGTTAGGCATGATAATAGGATAGAAAATCTCGAACTATTACCAAAAAGGATACACGACATGCTAACATCAATAGACTACTGGGATGGTGTTAAAATCGGCAAATTTAAGCCGCGATTTAATGCAAAAAAGAAGATTTTTGATACAAATATATTATGGGAATCATTCTTAGATATGAAAACCCTTAGAAAAACTGCAAAGTTACTATCTACTTCCAAAGGAACAATTAAACGATATTTATGTAAAAGTATCTTTATTTAATTTTCTATTTTTAAATTTACGCTCTTTCAGTCCTTTCGGGCAGGTATAGCAATGACAGATTTTCTCCCACCTGTGTTCCATGCACTTGATACAGATAGACTGTGTTTCTGAAAGAAGCTTCATTAAACACCTCTTTTAAACAGTCTTTTGAGCTTTCTGATACTATCACGCCATCCTATACATGTAAATCGGTAGCATATGCCAATCCGTGCGTTACGCTTGAGCCAGTACACAAGGTCTGACCAGTCCATAACACCCCCGATTAGACTATTTCAACAGACCGTGTTCCGTTCCTTCTTTCTTGATCGCCGCCACAATCTCATCATCGGCAGTTGTTTTGGTAAGCGGTGCGATAATTTCGGAAATCTTTACCAGTGCCGAAAGGATGATCGTGAAAGCCACTACCTTATCTACCGGCAAATAGCCAGCAACCAAAGACGCGCCAGCAAACACATAACCGATAATCTTAATCCAGCCCGCAACCGACTTAACAAGCTCTTTCATTCTGCCCTCCGTTATCAGATTTAACAGCGTTTTCAGCTCTGCTAATGCCTTTAACTTCTTCCACCAGCCCATAGTCGCCTTCCTCTGGATGGCTTATCATCCTCTGTAAAATGTCACGCTCCACCAAAATCCCTATCATTTAAATAACGCTATATATCCAGCACCGACCACAATAATAGCCCCTATGACCTTAATGGTAGTTTCAACGGTAATCAGGCGATCACATAGTCCTGCCTTGCCATTACCAAATACGGTCTTGTCAATCTTTTCCACCTTCTCTATTACTTGTGATTGACGTGCATAGATAGCCCTGACAAACTCGTCTAAGGTCTGTGGCTCGGTAATATTGTCACTCGCACGCCTGTGTTCGCTCATAGTCCTCACCACCCGAATATAATTACCTGCGGAATCCAGCCCTCATCTATTACTACCGGAGGCTCCGCTGAAACGTACTCATCAGCCCCGATGTCCCATGTGCCGGAACGGGTGTCGCCGTCGATGTCGGTTGAGTATAATCCAGACCCAGGGTCGCTTACGCCGCCGTCAAGCGCGTAGGTGTCGGTCGATGACAGATGATAGTCTTTCCCTTCGGCATTGAAAAATGAAACTGAAACCGAGTTATGTGATGATGCTCCTGAAAATTCAGATGTATTGGCAATGTTTCCATCTTCGTTTAAGAATGTCACATTCAGGCAACAATCAACTGCACCTTGAATAATGTTGTTGTAAGCATTCACGACTATTGCCCGCCAGAAATAATACCCACCGACCATTGTATTGTTAAAAAAATTAAATATATGACCGGTAGAATTTGTCCAAATGACGCGCATCGAAGTATTAACTGTTGGAAAATCGTAGAATAAGCAATTTATTATTGTTGTTGTTGATGGCGATCCGTTTGTGAAGATCGCCCAATTATCTTCGGGGGTTGTCTGTGTGCCTCCACGAAATATGCAATTTTTTATTGTTAGATCGGGTGTTCCTGTTGGGAATATCCATCCATTTCCGGTATACGATGATGAGAATTGCATATATTCGAGATGGACACATTCGGTTATGTTATAAATTAAAGCGGCAGAATCATGGCGAAACTTGGTCGCATCCCACGGATTTCCCGATTCGGGCATTCTCCAATCGCCTACAAAAGAAATGTAACAGGTTGTACTTGTAGTCCATCCATCCACCGTCGTTAAAGCGGTGATTGGCAATGTTCCAGAACATTCAAAATCTATTATATTTCCTGCGGCTACAAGGTCGGTCTGTTCAGCGGCCTCTCCTGTAGCGGGGTCAGGGTACGCCCTGTTATCGCCCGTCGTTGCATTTGTCGTTCCATTCCCGCCAGCAGTCGAGCCAGTATTCACATAGCGGGTGATTGTTGCTCCGAATGAAAGCATGGGAAACAGCATCAGCATCAACAGTGCTTTCTTCATTCGTTCACCGCCGTAACCTTGTTGGTGATATACGTTTTCACGGCTGTCCATGTGGTGTTGTAGGCGCGCGTTTCCTTGAGTGTTGTTTTAACGGAAGTCGGAAGATCGGCGGCGCGCACTCCATATAGACGACGCTTGACCATTGAAGTCATTGACACGCCATCGGCGTTAATCGTCGTCGTGGTGATCGCTTGCGTGTATTTCTGCGCGGTATCGTAAGACAAACCAGAAATGCGGATAATGTAGAACGGACTACCAACACACGGATTTTCGGGGCAAGCGCCATCAGGAAACACCTGAACAATGTCGCCGATCTTGTACTGTCTTTCGGCTTCGGCTTTCTGGTCTGCTGTCCAGTTCGTCTGGTCAGCATCCACCATCCAGTTATTTTTCGCCATCACAAGAAACTCCGCCCCGTAGCACGAGGTTGAGAGGAACAGGATGATGAAAGGAATGAGGTGTTTCATATCAATCCCTCGTCGCTTTTCCAGCGAAAATCACGGTATCTACTGCACCTGTCCATTCGGTAGGTACGAAATACATGGCATAGTTGGCTGGAACGGTAGCATCTGCGAACGTACCGCCAATATGTGTAGTCACGGCTGTTACGTCATCGCTCCATATGTCTGTTCCCGCGGAGGACTGCGCGTTAACCGCTCTCTGTTCGATCATTCCCACCACGTTCGTACCGCCGATCACGGTAATCGTCATGGTGGTTATGGTCATGGCATAGTCACGAACTGGCGATATTTGTATAGGCTTTACCCCTGCGGTAGTGGTAGCACCATACACCTGAAAGCACGCACCTATCACAATCTCATTAACGTAGGCCGATTCACCGCTGCACGCCAGTGAAACCGTGGCGGTACCCACCCGCACACCCTCTGCGGCTGTAACCGACGTGGTATATAGCCCATTCGTCACCGTTGTGGCATTGCCGGAACATGACAGGGAAACGGTTGCGGTGCCAACACTCACGATCTGAAGGTCTTGGTTTAACGTAGAAGGGAGCGAATAGGCAATAGTGGACGTCCCAGCCCTGATATGCTCATACGCCACGCCCTGCACGGCGTCAGGGTACACGGCATTGACAGCGATACTGGACACGATCACGTCAGTATCGAGCGAGCCAGCGGCTATGTTCGCCGCAGCCACGCCATCCCCGACCTTAGAGCCAGTCAATTCTCCGTCCGCAAGGTCGGTTAAATCATCGTCAGCGGGTTGGTAAACACCCGCGTGGGTATGTGAGCCAACCGCCACCGTATTGTCAGCGTCACCGTAAGGAAGGGAAGCAAACGGCACACCTGCGCCCACCTTAGAACCAGTCAGAGATCCGTCAGCCAGATCGTCAAGGTCAGCGTCGTAGGCCTGAACCTGTGCGCCTACGGTTAGGGTATCGCCAATCACGGCGTACACTCCGCTATGGTCGTGATTTCCAGCAGCGGCTTGCGTAGAGCCCGTTCCTATGGTCAGGGTGTCAACCTCTAACGCATACCCTGCCGCCCCATGATCACCCCACCCATACGCCGTATTCCAGTTTTCGCTACTATCGATTGCACTATATGCATAGTTCCAGTTTGTCACACTTGTCGCGGATGGGGTGGATGCCTGTATTCCAGCAACTGTCACCGTAAGTGCCGACAATGCCGCACCTGTCGCTTTTAACTCTGTATAGTGGGTGGCAATATCAGCTTTCAGTGTTCCGGTATCTTCAACCGACGCGAACCCTGTATGTCCAGATGACGCATAGTCAAGCTGTGTCAGGTCGGCGTGTGCGCTTGCCCCGCCACTGGTCACTGGGGCGGTGGAAAGCGTGCCATTGTACCACTGAATACCACCAAGTGAAGACGTGAATATAATCCGCGAACTGGAAAAGATCGCGTAAGGTGTAGTGATAATCTTTTCCCCTGGCTTCTCGTAGTAATTCCAACCCATAGTACTCGTGGCGGCATACAAGGAATTGCACAATATCGGAATCGCTAAAATGGCATACAGTAGTTTTTTCATTGTCCCTCTATGCGAATGTGGTATAGGTAATCTTTGCGCCATTCGCGCGGTCGTCCCATATTTGGTCAAATCCTTCTGAAGCATTGGCAAACGCCTTAGTAGTCACATAACCAGACTTCGATATTTTTATAATGCGCCATTTCGCTTCCGATGTTTTAACAGTAGCGTCATTGTTAAGTGGAAAGCCGAGGTAAATGGTATTTCCAGTAGAATCAACCTCGTCAATAAGCCCTGTCGTCGGAGCTTCTAATACATACTGAAGCGGTGTTTTTTGCCTAATATCCATTCCCATAGTTCACCTCTTAAAGAAATTTGGCCACGCCGGGGTCTGAAACCTTAAAGTCTTTCTTTTCAATCTTCGCCGATGCATGACGAGAGAATATACATTCCCCGAAATAGGAAACGACAAAAAACAGTTCTTTCGCGTTCAGAATATTGGTGAAATACATAGCAACGCCCGAAGCAATCACGATTCCACACCACACATACACCTTTTTCCCGTCAATTTTCATCATAATCCTCACTTTCTAAATGCTTGTTTGAGTAGATCGACACCGGAATCCGCGTTTCTTGTCATCATTGAACTTTCTATACATATACCCTCATTTCAGATTATCTTTAATATAAATTTAACGATTAAAAAGTAGTATTCTGCTTGTTCCGCAATACTGTTTTTTATTCTTTGCCATTGTATAAGTCAATTTAACTAATCCACCAGCACCACGGCTTCCTGTGTATGTTGCAAAACCACCGCCACCGCCACCGCCTGCTCCATAATTGGTTAAAGGAACTGGCGTAGCGTTTTGATTATTTGCAGCGCCATCTCCACCTGCATACCCACCAGTCGGAGCGACACCACCAGCCCCGGGTGTGTATGGAGCAATTGCTAAAGCATCGCCACCATTGTTCCCATCTGAGGCAGACCCAGCACTCGAAGCGCCACCGCCGCCACTTGTTGATGCGTAAGACCCTCCATTGCCTCCGCCATACGCAACATCGCCAATACATGCACTCGCCAATCCACCATACGACGAGTTGGAAGAACGACCACCACCAGTAGCAAGGCAAGTGCTGGTGCTTACAAATGACGTTGGTCCACCGAATACCGACGCATCGGATATGCTGGTATTGGTTATGCCCCAGCCACCAACAACAACCGCATACGAGTTTCCGGGAATAACGGTTAATGCGTTTAGCCGAGCATAAGAACCACCACCGCCACCAAAGCCGCCATGTCCAGAAGCAGCCGTCAGCCCTGCGGCACCGCCGCCCCAACACTCAACCTTGACCGACGTGACACCCACAGGGCAAACCCATGTATACGTTCCAGTGGATGTAAATGTTTCAACGGTAGCGGCACCTACCGGGATTGACAGCGTAAACATAATTCCAATTAAAAGCAGCTTCATTGTCAACCTCCATCCCATTATTTACCAAACGCTTGTTTTAATAGATCGGCACCGGATATTTTTACTTTTTCAATAGCCGGTCTTACGTTCTTGTAATACTGCTTGTTTACGCCACTTACTCCTGCCTTTATCATTCCACTGCGCCCGGTATATATCCCACCACCAGCACCGGGCACGTTCGACACTAATTCAAAATCCCTGTTCGCAAAATGAGCGTCAAGATCGTCAAACGTATCTTTACCGAGTATGTTTCTCCATGTGTTGCGTTCGACCGGCTTTGACGGGTCGCCAAGCTGTTTTAGTTTCGATTGCAGCATTGCGGATAGTCCTGAATCCTGATCGTTGACAATTCGTTTGCCGACAAAATGCGTATCAAGGTCATTCATTAAATCTTGACCGATTATGTTCTTCCAGTTGTTTCTAAGGTTGTATTTCTTGTTGTCGGATAACTGCATCATCTTTTGTTCTAATGCAACATCGAAAGGTAGTTGATCGTCGCCAAGTTTCTTGAATGTCTTGCTAAGCGATTCAAGGTTTTTGGCATCTGACCAGATTTTATTTGCCTTGACTAATGACGGTGCTGATTTTTCAGCTGAACGTCTTAAACTATCTTGCACGTCAAACACTATCCGATCAAATTTCATATTTCCTGATATTGCAGATTCCAGCTCGTTCAGCTTTGTAAAATACTCACGCACAGGAATTTTCCCACCAAACGTGACACTCATTCCGCGCTGCATATCACTATGCTCTTGTGCCAATGTTTTCTTAATTCCCGGCATGGTCTTTCTAAGGTCGTTGGCAATCTTTATTAAGTAGTCGCGCGTCTTGTTCGGTATTCCTGCACCCTCAAGAGCCATGCCGTTTTTATCAACCCACCCCTCACGCATCATATTATTCAACAACTTGTAATATGTTCCCTTCGCGTCAACGGTCGTTCCCTTCGGCAACTTATCAAGCGTCTTTCTGTAATAATCATCAGCCATTTCTTTTTGGGTCTTTATTACTTGCGAAGCTTCACCAGATTGACCCCTGACAATATCCGCAACAACTTTACGTTTAGACGGTGATACGGCACTAAGTATATTTATTTCATTTTCCGGTATACCAAGTTTGGTCATGGCATTTTGAAAGCCGGGGGCGTTCTTTTCTATCAATGTCGCTACTTTCTCTTTTACCTGCGGAACGATTTTTTTTCCAATATAGTCAGAGCGCAATTCTTCAACATCTTCGCCCTTTATGGCTTTATTCAGGATGGTCTTGCTTTTTGGGTTTAGCTTTTGAATGGTAGATATATCGTCAGCGTCAACGCCAATATCACGCAATCCCTTTACTGCGTTCTGTGTGTCTTTTGAAATCATATCGACTATGGTGTTTTTGGCTTTTGGCACTATCACCTTACCGATATAGTCTGCCTGTGCCTTTGCGGGGTCAAATACCTTATCTGCGCCAATTCTCTTGATAAGCGATACCGTCGAATCGGTTATTCCTCCCACGTTCTTTGACACCCACCTTCCAGAACGTGCCACTACTTCCTTTGCACCTTTGGCAACCAATGGCACGCCTACAAATGCGGAGCCGATAACCGCATCGGTGGCACGTTTGCCACTGATCGCCGGTTCAATTTCGGTAGTTGACGGATTGTATGCGTAGCCTGCGCCTGCCATTTTTCCGGCCCGGGCAAGTACATTACCTTTCGTTGCCAGTTTCGCCAGCGTAGACCCAGCGAAGGGAGCTGTCAGTAGTGCGCCTGCAATCTCTTCCTTTCCAGTGGGCGGTCTTACATCGCCAGTATCGGCTTTCTGACCAAACGCCATATTAATGGCTTCTGCGCTCTTTCTGGCCGTCGGCATACCATAACCAAGCGTACCCGCCTGAATAGCCCCCTGGCCGATTCCTTTACCAGTAGGCGATTGCATGGCATTCACTTGTTTGACAGGATTAAGAGCAAATCCAAGTGATCGTTTAACCTCACTTCCGATTGTTGCCTTTGGCTGTTCCTGTATTGGCTCCAACTCCTTAAATTCAACCTTTTCCTTGTAGACAGGGTATTTATCAACAACCTTTTGTGCTAAAGTCAGATCATCGACACTTTCGTATTGCGGATATTTTTGTTTGATAGACTTAGAAAATTCCTTGTAGTCCATTTATAGCCCCAGCCCGAGAGGGTCATTGTCGTCTACCTTGCCACCTGACAATTCTCCGTATGTATCATTGAATGACTTTCGTGCTGATTTCCGACGCTGTTCAATGTCTTGTAATGCCATTTCAAAAGCCGTTTTCATCTTAGGCAATACGCTAATATCACCATTAGCTACTGAATTTGCAAAGAACTTCATTTCAGCGTCAGAGATCGCGCCTTTTGTGAATTGCAAGTTCATCAACTGCATTTTAGAAAGAGTGGATTTAACCTTTTGAATGTCAGATAGTACAGGCGATTTTGACCCTGCCGCTTCCATAACGGCTATTTTCCCGCTACCAATAATTCCTGTCGGTATGTTATCAACAACAGCTAACGCTTCTTTTATATTACGTTCGAGTATATCGGCTTCCGTCATATTGTCATTAAATTCTTTCTGTGCTTTTGGTAATCCGCGCATGAGTTGTTTCTTATTGTATCCGTCCATCTGTTCGTCAAATGGCTTTTCTGCCTTTGGGGGATTAATGAAATCGTTCTTTTCCGTTCCGGTCGGGATGCCTGTATTTTCATACTTCCCTGATTTTGGATTCCATTGCCATCCAGTGCCGCCGGATTTCTCTTGTTTAATCGTCTTTAATCTCACCGTTGGCGGTAGATCGTCGTTCTCCGCAATATAGCCATGCACCACGTTCAAAGACTGTGCGTCTAATGGCTCACCCATTGTGTCGGTCAACTCATAGTCTTTCAGTTTCTCTTTCCATAGGTTGAACTTATTTTCGGAAATAGCCTTCTTGCGTTCGGAAAGTTGTTTTTTCTCTTCTGCCCTGTTCGCCATTCCATAATTCACGCCGCCCACCAATCCCTGCGACAATAACTGTGCCGGTCTTAGCCTTTGTTCTTCGTCTGATACTCTTTTTCGTTCAAGTAGCGCAATAGCTTCCTGTGCGTTCATATTATCTCCTTAAAAGACTTGGAAAAGAACTGTTAATATCTGATATTCGAGAAGGTTGATTATAATATGGTCTACTTGCACTTGCGAGATTTTGATATCCAATAGACGATGTAGGTTGACTTCCTTTAAGAAGTCCACTAACACCAGAAGCAACCATGCCACCGACGGGGCCACCAATGGCATAGCCTGCGCCCATTATCGCTGTATCAAGTAACGGCTGCCACCATTGCGCCTCTCTTGGTTGTGTCGATTTGTAAAGGTTCACCATTTCACGGTCTGAGCGTTCCTGTGAGTCAATCTGTCGCTGCTGTGCAACGGATTTATAGCCAGCGTCAAGTCTGTTTGCTTCTGTTTGGAATCCAGCGTTTTGCCTGGCAAGAAACGATTGAAATTCATTCTGTAAAGGTATCAAGCGTCTTTGGTCGTTTGCTGATGCTATTCCCAATAAGCGGTCAATTCCTGTTCCTGTCTGTGTAAGTTTTTGACCCAATTCATTGGACGCGGCACTATATCCCATCTGCTCGCGTCCAAGCTGTGTCTCTCTGATCAAGTCCGCTACGGCTTGCTGGTGTGCTGAACTTCCAATATCGCCAACAGCCGAAAAAGACTCCGTAAGCCGTGTGGCGGCTTTCCTATCTTCTTCTGAGTACAAATTGTTGTAATACTGCGTCCATGTCCTTACTTTTTCAGGGTCAACCGTTTCGGGGTTGTCAATAATGCTCTGTATTCTTGTCTTAATTTCAGTAGTTTCTGGTGACTCTGCGTAAGCCGCTTCCTCTTCTGCCTCTGTGGTTGTTTTTAATGTCGCTATTTTGTCTTTATAAGGTGTAAGGTCATAACCATACGCATTCTGTGTTTCAATCGTGCCGTAGATACTATTAGCGGTATCATAATCACCATCGGCAATGGCTTTATCAAGTTTCGGCTTAACAGTATCTTCCCAGTATTGTGCAGCCTGCTGTGGAAGTGTTTTTGTTCTTTCTTCTATTTCGCTTGTTAAAGAGGGCAGGTCTTTCCATTCTTCACTATCAGGATATTTATTTGAAATAATATCCTGTGTAACGCCGGTTAGCTTGCCATACTTCCGTGCTTCTGCGTTATAGTTATCGACAGTTTTTGAATATACTTGCGTACCGTATTTCGTTAAATACGTACCTTCAAGATCGCCACTCCAAGGAACCTTAAATTCATTAAATGATTCCGTTGGCGTTAATCCGGCCTTAGTAAATTCGTCAACATAACGTAAATAATATTTATTTTTCCAAGGCGCGGCACCACCCATACTGCGTGCTTTGTCAACTTCACTTTGGGTTATAGCCATATCATTCTCCTTTTATAAATTTGGTTAATACTTGAATCACGATCTTTTTTTTCATGACACCTCAATATTTGATGATGTAGGCGACTCAATACGGAACAAGCAGCAAAAAGGATAGTTGATATATAGTTCCAGCGTCTGCATTATCTCCATTGTGAAATGTAAACGTTAGAGTTGATGACGTGAAAGTATCTAAATATAAATAATGTATATCGTTTGCCCCATTTCCACAGCCATCACAAAACCCCTGTCCATACACAACGTCCGACGTGTCTATATTAAACGAAAACCCCCCAATCTTTACCTGATAGTCAGTTCCGGCTGGTGCTGTAGCACGAACATGGATTGAAACTAAGTAATGTGATGAAGAAATTGGTATCTCAAATGCACTCCCAGAAATATCAACCCAAGTCGTGTCGGAAGTGTTTGTTAAAGTTATTGGAGAGGTTCCACTCCTTCTCGGTATGCTTTTGTTCCATATATAGGGAGTGTTTAAATTCGTCGTCGTTATATTCGTAATCGTCGAGTGCGTCACCGTGAGATTGGTGATGGTGGTGGCTCCGCTGAACGTGCAAGCCCCTGAATGCGACTCTGTACCATTAAAATACACGTCATTTTCAAAGATTTTATCGCCGTAAACTGCTTGATTACCATGCAGGGTTACATTATTTTGCCTTGAATCTATCGCCCTGCGATTTTGCAGACCGTTTAAAATAGGGTCAACAATTTCAGGGGCTTGAGCCCATGAAAGAGAAACCGACAGAATGATGATTAAACTACTGAACAGGTTGCGTATCATAAATAATGTTCCAGCCCCTAAGACTGAATTTTCCATTCAATAGGCGTGCTTTTAGCTGTATAAAGTAGCTTTTGAGTTGATTTGCTATCGGCGTGCGTGCGGCAACAAGAATTGAGCCGGATAGGTCAACGGTATTAGTGGTAAATGCGGTGGTATATCCGTCAATCTGGTAATCAACGCCCATTGAACCACCGCTATTATCGGCGTGCGTATATATCTTGTTCCACACCTTTTGAGCCATCGGATTACCAGCGTCAAGCCACGGAGTTTTGTAGTACGCATCGTATGCCACGCCGTCATCGGTATAGATACCATCTACCATCCGTTGCTTAATCGTTCCGTCAGAATTGGAATTGCCCGTATAGAATTTATTGCGGTATAGGCAGGATGATTGAGCATAGATGTTATTGTATTTCGTCCACCGACCATAACGGTCATAGACGTAAACTACATTGTTATACTGTGTTTCGCTATCCGTCGAAACGAATAGCCAGTATTCGTCATTAAATACCTTGCCACACGGAGTAAAGTTATTTACCCCGTAACTCTGCACCCGTATTTCATCTAATTTCGGTGTTGCTGTTACGCTTGTACGAGTAAATGATGCATAGAACAGCGCATATGGACCGACAGCGGAAGGAATAGCCGCACCATCGGTAACGACAAAAGGAGCATTCGTGGTGAGATTGTAGGCACTGGTTGAGGTTACGGCGTAGTAGTCAATATCGCTTCCAGAAGGGATTGTATCGTCTACCTGAAATGTGCCCCAGCTGCCCCATGAAGAACCGGCATTGATGGATTTGGTAGTGTATGAGCTGGTTAATTCATTACTCGAAAGATATACTTTGAATTGTATATCACCGTTCTCACCATACCCAGGTATTGTATAAGCGCCTCTTGCATATGAATCGGTTGAGGTTTTCGCTCGACGTACGGTGCCAATACCTCCATACAAATATATTCTATACTCACGATCTTTTATTAATTCATACGATGTAGAAAAGTCAAAATCTATATATGAGAAATCAGTTGATACACTGCTGTCATTTACAGTCGAACTTGTGGCAAGATTTGCACCCGACGAACTACCCAGAACAACATATAAACCAGCTGAAATTGTTCCGACCTTTTGCAAATATAGACTTATTGTGGTTAGATAATTTGTTGTTCCTGGTTTGAACGTCTGATAATACGTCTCATCCGATATAAGAGACCATCCATTATTTGTCGTTTGGCTTTGATCTATATATTCATCATTACTTACCATTGCCACACTGCCACTATACGTCGCGGTATCAATGTTCGTGCCACTACCAGCGCCCCAGTCCGCTGCTGTGGTCAGCGTGTTTAGGCTTGAATTGGTGTCAAGCTGTCTAAGTGCCTTTATTTCGTTGTCTATTGGCTCGGATACCAGCTTAAAACCGCCACCAGTCCATACAACAATCCCTAAGTGACTTAACCATATTGGCATACCCTGATAAACATCCATCGTGTCACCGTACAAGCATCCGATATTAGGATCTAAACAAGTCAATTGCCACGTTGCCACGTTCTTTCCCACCAGCTCCCATGTAGAGTGTTCTTTCGTCCAAATAAACGTATCTTTTACTTTCAGGCCGCCGGTAATGTTTTCCCCGTCGTCTTTGGCTATAAATTTCCAGCCATAACCACTACTTCCGAAGTCATCGGGGTCATTGGTAACGCTCCAATAGAACCGGCTCCGATCATTCGTCATACCGGCTTTCAATAAGACGTTGTTATACCAGTAGATATAACGACCTTTCGGTACGCTGGTAGAATTAGCCACCGTCAATGCCGTATAAGTCGTTCCATCCCATTTACCTGGATCGTCATATCCATTATCACGGTACAGATACCCACCGGCTGTCGTGTAGCTGTCTTTATAGGAACTGCTTAATCCACTCTTAATTGACGTTGCTATGCCATCAGAAAGCGCATAGTAACACGACCATGACGAATTAAATATCAGATATTTATCACCGTCGGATTGTATGTATTCGTACATTGAGCGAATGGGTTGTTTTTCGGTAAGTGCTGCAGAAAGGAAATTCAGACTTCCTTCACGCGGTGTAACCCCAATGTCTTTTGAAAATGTCACGTTTAGGCAGTCAGGGGTACAGTTTTGGGGTATTCTTTCGGCTGAATAGTTGGTAACTAACCCACCACTGAAATCAAATAATGGCAGTACTGCTTCCTCTGCGTGCGACTTAATCGCCACGCACATTGAAAGCAGTCCGGCAATGATTAGTCTATTAATCATTCTCATTTTTTATTGCTATTTCCCATGAATGAAGGCACATAGTCAGGCGTAACCCTTATGACACGTTCCATCACGTTTATGCGGTCAACGTAGAGCATATAGTATTTGTCTCCGTCGGTCGGTTTTCCATAGGCATAGCTGATAAGAGCTGACGCGCCCAATACAATGGCATAGTGGAACGGATCTAATCTGTCCTGTCCGTCAAATGGCTCGTCAGTGTCGGAGGTCAATTCGGTGGGGTTTTTGATATACCATGCAGTAAATGACGTGTCTGTGGTTGTCGAAGGAATAGTGTCAAAACCAATAACACTGACAGTCGTGTGACGCACATAGTAATACGAGGGCGTGGATGTCGCCTTGCTTACATCCCACGAACCATCTTCATCATCAAGTTTTGACACACTCTTTTGCGAGATCAATTCATCGTCTATGGTCAGGCGGGTAATCGCCACCATGTCTGACTCAAACTGATATTCTTCCTGACCGACAGCAATGGTATAGGTATGATAATCCTCAATACACCATGTATTCATGGCTATTTCACGCTGGACGATGTTGATATACTCGTCAATCAGCGTATCGGAGAATACGGGACTACCGGTAGCAGGGGTATTGTCCCTGACAAGACTCCTAACCATCGTCTCAATCTCACCCAAATTAAGAGCATAAGCCGACGTATTCATAAACATACATAGTGCAAAGATTGCTCTTTTCATGTCCTTCCTCTTATTTCTGAGTCACATAGAACATATCAAGCCTGTTGCTTGCACTACCGTCGGCAGTAATTGCATAAATATTCTTCGTCGTGCGGCCATTCAGATTAATGCTTTCGTCAGTCTTCAATAGCATTACATTGCTGGCATTTGTCGCGTTAGATGAAAACGCTATTGAATACGTTGATAAATATATCGAATAATCACCATGATTAATCAACAACCAATCTCCGATATAGTCTGCTTGTGTAGTCATTAGTTGCGTACACGCCGTAGAGCTGATAGTTACATTACACGGCCTTGGATCGTTTCCCAAATATGGGGTTGTTGGCTCAACAGCATATAGAATTGAACAAAACGACAACAGATAAAGCGTTAATATAATGCGTTTCATGTTTTGACCTTCCTCTTAATCCGTTTCGCTATCGAAACAATCTGTGCAGATAATTTCGTCACCAAGAATCTTTGCCGTATTCTTCCCGTACTTCTCAAAATAGAAACCACAACGCCGACATGGCAACTGCCCGCCTTTCTTCATAAAAGATTTATTTGAAATTGTGCGTCCGTGTTTTTCACTGAATCTCTTTGACATTTCCCCAACTTATGCCCCCTCACCTTGAATAGAACAAGGCAAGGGGGCTTTATTTACTTACTGAATGTATCGGCTAACGATATGCCAGTTGGCATTATCTGAAACAATAGTGATGAAATCATACTGCGCATCAATCGCCGTATAACCGTCTGCTCCGTCAATTGTTTCGCTTGCATTCGTAGTTACAGTAACAACACCAGCAGCACCACTTTTCTTGATCGTGAACGTAAGACCACCATTACCAACAGCGGTTGGAAGTGTGATCTCCTGTTCGGTTGCCTTCGACGCAATCACAATGGTTGCCGACGAAACGGTAAGCGTGCCGGAATCTGCCATTACCACATAACTCTGCTTGTAGCCAGCAGAGAATGACATATTGCCGGTAACGGCAAGCGTGCTGCTCGCCGTTAATGCACCTGTTGCGGACAACGCGCCAGTAACAGCTGTCGCTCCGACAAGCGATATATTTGCACCCGTTGCAGTGACAGTAATATCATCGGCCGCCGTAATAGCAATATCGCCAACGGTTTCATCAATCGTCACAGCAGTTGCCGCCTGCGTGATACTAAACGTAGGATCGGAACCGGTCGTGCCCTTGATCATCGAGAACACTCCGCAATCAGCCGCCGCCGTACCCATTGTCATTGCACCGAGTACTCCAGTCGCGCCCGTGAAGGTTTGGGCCCCGGTAACGGCCAGCGTACCGCCGACGGTCGTATTACCAGCTTCTTCAACCTTAAACACGGTAACCGCGGTTGCGCTTGCCTTACAGGTGATGAAATCACCATCTGCGTCATCGGATTGATTCTTCTGCCACAACTCCAACAGATAATGCTGTTCAGATACCGCTGAACTGGTATTAACAACCTGAACAACACCATAACCAGCAGGCACATTCGATGAAGTCGTGATATTGAACTCCTCGTCACGAGCGTCGAGATCAATATCAATCTCTTCATCGAATGCAGTAGCACCCGTAACAGTCAGATTGTTCTTGACGTTTGTATTACCAGAAGAATCCACCGTAAAACAATCATCACCGGCGGTATTATCTCCGGCGGCGATCATATCACCTATGGCTGCAAATGCCGTGAAATTACAAAACGACATGATTGCAACAAGGGTAATTATTCTCTTAAACATGTATTCACCTCCAAGTGAATTTTTACCCTTATCAGCTACCATAGCTACCATAGATACCACGCGCGTCAACACAGTCATACGAACAACGGAAGCGTGACATAAACAGTGCGTCATCGGTGGTATCAGGAGCGGCAACAGCACGTCCGTTTATCTTCTCGCGCCAATAGAACAGAAGCTGGCGTTCTTTGGGGTCGGTCATCAAGTACCACGAGCCGGACAGCTGCAAGTAGTCCCAAATAACAGATTTCAGTCCGCGTTCACGAATGGCGTTCACGTCGCGGGTGGTCGTACCCGCTTTTTCCATATTTTTGAGAAGCTGGATTGAAGTGAACTCATTCATTCCTGGGATCGCAAGCATGGTAGGGAACAACGGCTGCGGATTGCCCCAATCGTCAACGGTCTGGCGCATACCGGTCAAAGCGGCTTCAAGCGACGTTACAGACAGCGCGGCATTCGTCGTAGGACGGTTTGCCCATGTGGTCGCACCATCTCCTTTGCACGGGTGATCAGTGGCAATAATTGCCTTACCATCAGCGCAGGTGTTGGTCTGAAACAGGTCAACGAAACCAGCCGTCAGCAGTTCGACGGTCTGGCGTGCAGCGACACCAAGAAGCTGGGGAATCTTCGTCAATTCTCCAGACAGGTCATCGTCTGACGCTTCTTTTTCAATACGGGCATATGCCGCATACGTTTTGTGCGTCAGCGTCTTAGCGTCCTTCTGAACCATCGTCAGTTCGGTTGCGTTCGCGCCTTTATTTTTTTCGGGAATAACGCCGAATCCGGTAATGCCACCGCGTTTTTCATACGACTGTTTCGACGTAAGAACGTCGAATATCTGATCGAATTGCGGCTCAACCTTCATCACTCCGTCATTGTAAATTTTGGAGTACTGAGGATTAAGCAGATTTGCAAATGCTTCACCTTTCATAGTCATTGTATTTCACCTTCCTTTTTAATTGAATTATGCCTGCGCCGCGCCGTTAGACTGCAACAGCGATGACGGGATTGTCACGAATACACGCGGATATACGTCCGTTGCAGAATCACGCGGGGAACGCCCGATGATATGGAACAGATCATGCCCGGTATCTGAAATATCCAAATAACAGACGTTTGAAACCACATCGAGCGCATAGGGAATGCCCACACTCGCATCCGCACATAACGCACTTGCGGCAGTCGCGTGATAGACGGTAACTTCCAAAATATCTCCCGGCATGATAACGTCAACTGGCAACATTGTGCTTGTCGTTCCCGTAGCATCAGCTTTTACAATGCCAATGCACAAAACGGCGTCATCTGCACATTCAGCAATGCGCCCATCAGTCGTAAGATAAACAAGCTGATCGGCTTTAAACGTCTGCGAAGCCGCTTCGGGGTAATAGACGATATTGCCCTGAGAAAGCCCATTCCTTTTAATCTTTTCTTTCGTCCGTGTAGCCATTGTTAACCTCTTTGTTCATTATTTGTCTTCCAATGTTTCGGAAGTATCGGCTGTTACGCCGCGCAACTTATTGTTTCGTTCTGCAGATTCAGCGATATAACGCTGACGGTTCTGGATAGGTGCTATTTCAGCCGCGAATTTATCTTTGAAATCCTCTTCGGAGATGTGCATAAGAATCAAATCTCCGCGAGTAATAAAAGACGTTTCGGAAGATCCTTGTGAGAGCGGGCCTCTCGACTTGCGCTCATCTTTGGTAAGCGTCGGGTATTCATACCCTTCGCCCTCTTTTTCTTCCATCGAATCCGAATCCCTACGAACCCACACAGGGTGCATACCGGGGTATTTCTTGTGGTATTCAACTGGGACGTCGAGTTTTCCCTTCCTTGACCAATCCCGCTTGACCTTTACAGGTGCTACCGCTTCGGTAGGCTGCGTGGTCTTGCCGCCCTGCTCTTTCGCTTCCATTTCCAGTTTTGCTCTGTCTGCTTTTTTGACGTATGCCATGTTAGTAATCTCCTGTTTTTATTCTGCTGTGTAGCTTCCCCAACGGCTCTGGGGCTTCACTTTTCCGCTCACAAACTCCTCAACGGCTTGCACGCTACCACCAGAACGCTCAATGTATGCCTTTTGTTCTGCTGTAAGGTGGGTTGTCTTCGGGCTTGGAGTGGCAGGAGTACTACCACCACCAGCAATATTTACTTCGGGCGGGGCGGGTGGTCTTGCGGTTACACTCTGCCTGCCGCGCTCTTCTGCCATTTTGATAATGTCTGGCATATGTGCATTAATGACCTCTGATTTGATCTTTGCAAGCTCATCTTTGTTCGTCCGTTTCTTCACGGGTAGAAGGTTTAGTTTTGCCTCAATTTCAGGCATGAACTCCTCAAAGATTGGATCTTCGGCCTTTAATCTGTGCTTGGTGCTTTCGTAACGGTCTTCCGCAAGCGCATTCTCGATTTCATCCAATTTGGCTTTGAACTCGACAGTGTCCTTGTTTTTCAGTTCAAGCATCCGATTCATTAACTCAATCTGCTGATACGGAAGCCCGAACTGTTCTTCAAGCTGACGTTTGACGTGTTCCGGCGGCTCCTGATACAGCGGTGGCTGCGGAGCCATCGGCTGCATACCGTTAAGCTGCTGTTTCATCAGGTCGAGTTCTTTACGAAGCAAAGCCGCTTCCTGCTGCTTAATATTCATCTCGCGTACTGCGGCCTTATACTTCGCTTCCTCAACTACTGACGGTGCCGGTGTTACCGGCGGTGTTTCTTTTGGCGGTTCGTTCGCAGGCGGCGTTACCGGTTCTGCGGGTGGAACAATCTGATCTGGCATTGTCTATCTCCTCGTTTTAGTTCGCCCTTTCGGGGTAGAACTTGACAAACAAAAAAAGCCACCATGTAGCACGTCATTCGACGTACACACATAGCGGCTCTGATTCTTTCAGTTGCCTACTATTTGACATTCAGTTTTCAAAGATCGTCAATAGTTACTTCTTACCGCCCTTCTTTTTCTTGCAACCCAATTGAATCACCTTCTCTCGGTATTTCTATGCTTTCCTTATACGATACATTTACTATCAATCCAGCCTTAAACTGTATGACCAATTCGCCAAATTTCTCACATACATCAATTTCCTTAATCTTCTGCACAATCCATTCATTGCGCATCAATCGCCTTTTTCTTTTTATTGTTTTCAATTACCTTTTCTTCCAGCATACGCCTAAACTCTTCACGCAACGGAAGAATATCTCTCTGCAGTGACTGTATGTTCCCTTTTAGCTTCTCGTCCTCAACGTCATCTGAGTCAATTAGTCGTCCTATATATCCGTTAATGTCGGATTGCACATGGCGCATGATCACACCCCAACCCGGAGTGTCAATAGTCGCTAAAGCTTCTTCTAACTCGTTCTGGGTAAACATTATTTAACCACTCCGCCTAAATGCTTGCCATATCCTTTGCCGGCGTGTTTAATGCTATGAATCTCAACCTCTCCACGGTGTACCTTCGGATTATCGTATTCCTCATTAACGCCTTTAACCTTGCCAGTGACAACAAACTTTACCTTTTTCCCAACCATGTTCTTGATACCTTTAATGTGCGTTGACTTAACTGTCATTGACGGCTTTGGTGGCTTATACGCAATAGGTGCGTCCATGTAGGCATTCTCTTTCTTCGTCTTCTTGGCCATTTTACACCGCCCTGTATTTATTTATCCAAAACGCTACCAGTCTATACACATTCACAGCAATCATTGACACACCGACACACATAATCGCAAATGGCACTAACAACAATGTCCACTTTGTTAACACGCTTATCACTTTACCTCATTCCATCGGTGCGCCGGGATGTGCTACTGGTGCTGATTCTTGTGGCGGTATTTCAGGTGCAGGGTTCCCGTTCCGCTCTGCCATCTTACGGCTGATAAACTGCTGTCTAAACTGCGCTATAAGCTGTTCCCGCTGTTCAGGTGGTACGCCCTTAACATCCATAGCGTGTATAAACTTCTCTTCCTCATGTTTTGCGTACTCACCGATCATCTGCTGTTTGGCATCACTCATAACCTTTTCGGTCTGCATTATCATGGCTTCACGCTGTTGTAATTCCTGTGCTTTCTGCTGAATCATCTGCAACATCTGCATTTCCTTAGGTGAGCGCATAACCTTCGACTTATCGCGTGGTGCCAGTTTATCAACCAAATTCTCCTTGAGGAAGTATGTGTTGGTTTCGCCGGTCTGATCTTGCCCCAATGCTTGGTATAACGCCACAGCACCTTGCTTATCGGCATTGACCATAACATCAACAGCACCCTGCAATACGACTATATCCCAATCATCAATGAATTCAAGGTCTTGCCGCGTAAGCGTTGCCTGTTTGTATTCCTGCGTCTCTTTGTCCTGATAGCTGTATGTAATCCCTTCGGCTGGCATGAACTCGTAGGCACACTGTAAAGTCTGTTTAATTCCTTCTTTTAGGGCTTCCTGTGTGTTCTGCATAAGCGGGTCAAGGTTTAGGCCGTACTCTTGCAGAAGCATCGCCGTGCCGCGCATAGTCGCTTTCTTATTGATCGAGCTTTCACGGCCTAATGAGTAATCAGAGACAAGTGATTTCCTTTCAAGGAACCCCTGCAATATACCTTCAATCCCTGCTATGTCCTGCAGACGGCTTTCAAATTTCCATTGCTTGATAATATCATTTGACTTAACCGGTGCGAATTTCCCCGGCTCTAATTTGTGCTTGTCAGGATCAAACCCTGCACCAGGTATATATGTACCGGTGATCGTGTTAGATAGCGTGTTGTTATCCAGTGCCTGATCTATCACTATGTCAATTGCGTCATTGAGCGCACCGATATACATTGGTATGCCCTGCCCGTCTATCTTTCCGGCAATCCTCCGGCATTTCCCTGACACAACCGGCTTACGCTTATCAAAGAATGAGTTTTCCTCGTCATAGACCAGATTGCCGGTGTCCTTTGAAATGATAAACGTCATTTCTTTATAGTCCGGTGCGTCCGGCGTTCCTACGTTATAGGCAATCCACCATTGATAGAATTTCTTTTTGTGCGTAAGAGTATTGGAATAGCCAATATAGTCATTCTTTGTATCGTCATCATCAGATTCATTTTCGGCGGTTGGTAGATCATTGGGCTTGATTGATCTTAGTATATCTTTGACGTTATACCACGGGTTGTCTTTACGTTTGCTTAATTCAAAGATTTCAGCCGGTGACTTCTCAAACTCAATGCAGACTGCCCCGCACTTCTGGATTGTATTAGCTGAGTTATCAAACTTGATTAACCGTCTGGGGATATTCACCCACCGTGCAGCGATGAAGTCATTGATCTCTTTGTCCTCGGCTTGCATCTCACCGTCTTGACCAACGAGGGATTGGAACATAGCTTTTGCGCCATCAACTATCTTTCGTACTGAAAACCTCTTGACCTTACGTTTAGACACATCAGGAACGATCTGAATGAAGAATGACCCCTCTACGGTGTTGTACTGGAATGCTTCGAGCAGTACGTCATTGACACCCGACTTATGCCGCCAGAAGTTGTTAAGCCAGTTCTGTGCGTTCTTTGCTGCTGCGTTTGACGCCGCGCTGACCTGCGAACTGATATTGACCAGCTGCACGGAGTTTAACGCCGATGAATACCGCGCTTCTATGCCCGAACATGAGTAAGAAACAATACCAGTCTGTATGTCTGCGGCACCATTCCAAGGGAACGATTTATCTTTTTTCGCAGAATGTTGACCGGTATACCTCGACCACCACTCGTCAAGGTTGTCTATAACGCTTTTATCGTTCTGCTCGTAAATTGAATATAATGAGCATAGATAAGCCGCTATTTCCTTCTTCTTTTCTTCGGTCAACTTAAATTTCTTAGCCATTGATTTCGCCTAAAATGTCCTCTGTGTTGACGATGAAATACGTCTTACCATCGAGCAGGATTTGAGAATATCCATAGGGTGACAGCAGAACCTTTTCGCCCTTGTTGTACACGTCACTGTCAACCACTACCCCAACATCCGAATACTTCTCTTGCTGGGCAACTGATAAGATAATCCCGCCATCAGTCTTCTTGTCCTCATTCTCAATCGGTGTAACTATCGTGCGCTTGCCAATAACTATCAGACTGTCACCGTCAACCTTACACAGCAGGTTTTCAGGTGCGATAATCTTATAATCCTGTTTGTTCATCTCTACATCTTGACCGGTGTAGGAATCATAATAGACCACATCACCCAGACGCACCTCAACCTTCGCAAGCCCGACAAAGACCCCGCCTGACTGACGAATCCAGCCACGCCGCGAATACTTTTTATACGCCTCATGCTTGATAATACCTGATCCAAACGTGTCCGAATCGCTTTCGCACTCAATCAGCACATGATTGCCTTTAACGGTAAACCTCTGGCCATTCTCAAGGTTAATTGCTGACGACTTCAATTCGTTGCTTGACATTAATATCCTCCGCTTCCTCGTTCTGTTCTTTGTAGACTGCGCTCATATGCTCTTTGTGCCGCCTGTAATGCCCCGCTATTACGTCCTAAATCTGGATAAAGCAAATACATCTCATACGCTATGGCCGATGCCATTACCCGGTCATCATGTGCGTTCTTTTCGGCCTCCGCTTTAACTGAACTGCTATGCTGAACCCTGACGAAACTGAACATCTCGTTGATCGTTGCTTTGTCGTATATGTGAATCAACCTATTATCAACCGCTTCTTTCAGGTGTGACAGCATCTGCGGTCTTGTGGCTGTGTTTGTGTCCCAGCCCAACTTATCGGCTTTCTCTATTGTGCCGGTTGATGGGTCTTGAATCGGCATCCTGAATATGTCAAATTTTCCTTGCTTGTTAAGGCGTGCCAGTCTGTCCATCTCGCAAGCTCCACCCTTTGCCCGCTCATATGCTACCAACGGCTCAATACCTGTACAGTCATAAACGTATTCAAGTATCGGGAAAAGCTCATCAGTGAAACTCGTCGCTATCTCTGGCATTGCCAACACCAGCGGAAAATCAAATCTCTTCGATGAAAAGAACTGACCTACTGACCAATCTCCGCATCCGTCCGAAGTGTCAACACCCACATATATCTGCTCGCCTTTCTTCAAATCGCGGTATTCATTTAACGGCGGCATTGTTAATCTCCAAAAGATACTGATGCAATGCATCCTTGCTGAAATACGTTTCGCCTGATGTTAAAAAGGCATCTTGTGGCGTATCAGGGAACTCTTGCAGTATCAGCCGTTTGTCTGTGAACCCTGCGCATATCGCCTTGTACTCATCCTGTGAGTAGAACTCTCGCCATGAGAAGAACCTGGGTTTGTAGTCTACTTCACCGCTAACCGCCATATCCCAAGTCTTTTTGAAATAGTTGAACCCGTTAGCGGTTGTTTCCTGTATCACCATCCCAGAATTAATCGCTACCATGCTTTTTGTTCCTTCGATGATCTCCGGTGCCGATATTATTCCGGTATTCGGGAAATGCGCGGCTTCGGTGAACAATACCCCTTGTACCGTGCCACCACGCTCGCCAGTCTTCGTTGAAGCTGTTCCCACATAGAAACTTGCGCCATTGTGCCTTAAAACAAACTCTGCGCCTTCTGTGATTGAAGAGAACACTAACCGGTCAAGTTCCTTTGTCCACTTCTTCGGGTTTCTTTCAAAGAACGATAAAATATATGCTTTCGCTCGTCGGAAATGCTGCCGTGTCGCGTCTTCTTTATAGCTGATCTCTAAGTACCGAACGGGATTAACATTGTGCAGTATGTCGGCGCAGAATATACCTAACCAGAACGATGTAAACCCTTCTTTGCGCGCCTTTAAGTCTATTTCCCGCAGCCCTCTAAAATTCAGCTTCTCGCCATATTCTTTGCACAGTATATCGTAATAGTTTTTCTGAACCTTCCTGAACAAAAACGGAACATATGCACCTGTATCTTTATCGTCGATTAAAAAATGATCTTCGATAAACTTTTTGAATTGCATGGGCTATTCATAACGCTTACGCATGGCTTCTATCATCTCGCTAAGGCCTGTAACTTCTGTTTCGGTCTTTTCCTTCCAGTCGTAATGGTTTGACAATATGTACTTTGTCATCGTCGCATCGGTCTTTCTGGTCAGAGCATTCTTCTGTAATTTATTGCAACAAGCAGTCTTGACCAATGACAACATTTCCGAAAACTCTTTTGATTTTTCGCAAAACTCCGATAGTCTTTGCAGCGCAAAACCGTTGTCAAAACAAAACTCGCCGAGTATATAATTATCAGGTTGTTTGGCCCATATATGCAATTTGCCACACAAATCTTTCAGAAATTCGACTGTATACCTTTCAGGCGCGCCCGTTGCATTCTTCCCATTAGGTTTTAAGTCGTATGTGTGTTTCTTCTCTGGTTTGTGATTCTTGGTCTTAGCCATTCATTCCCTTTCGCAACCATCGGGGCCTATGGTCGGACTTACCCGATACACTCAGCCCCTCCAGGTCGCTGCGCCCCACACATGAGGTGAGTGCGCTATATACTCAATGCTGCGGCTCTACGCTATCCCATCC